GGCTTCACCCCGGGCGGGATGTAGCCGGGATCGTATCCGCTGCCGTCGAGAGGAACGCCGCACAGCACGATGGGGCCGAAGCCGATCATCTTGGCGATCGCCACGGCGCACAGCGAGGATGTGCCGCGCGCGAGGCGCTCCTCGCTCGTCCAGGAGAAATCGTGCTCGCGGCCAACCGGCGCGCCGGTGGAGAGAAACAGGTGATACTCGGCCGCCGGCGCCGCCGTGCGCATCATGGCGATGATCTCGGCGTGCGCGGTGACGACCAGCCGGGCATCGCGCGCGATCTCCCAGCAGGCGGAGTTGACCGCGACGATCGCCGCGCCGGGCAGGCGCGCCCGGGCCTCGGCCAGATCGCGCCGGGCGCACGCCGCCCCGCCCAGCACGATGGCGGGGCCGGCGTGCCGGTGCGGATAGGCGGGCGTGCAGGCCAGAGCCACGGCCGCCGCCGCGATCAGGCGACCAGGACGCCCAGCGAGGCGTTGACGCGGGATGGAATCACCAGCGGGGCGGACTGCATCATCAGGAAGCGCCCGGCCGGGTCCTTCTCCGTCCACGATTTCGGCGCATAGGGCATGGGCCCGTAGGCGAAGTCCGGGTCCAGGATGCAGCCGAAGGCGCGGGTGCCCATGAGATCGCCGCCGGCCATGACCACCGTGCCGTCGACGAGCATGGGCTGCTCGACGTCGTTGTCGTCGACATACCAGTCGTTGTAGAGCCAGAGGTTGTACTGGCCCCAGACGCCCTTGAACTGGGCGCCGCGCTTGATCTGGGTGCCCACGTTGAGCGCGTTGCCCGCGCCGCCGGCGCCGGCGTACCACACGGTCTGCTGCACGCGGGAATCCGGGATCGACAGGAACAGCTTCCACGCCTTGGGCGTGAACACGATGTCGGTCGCGACCCCGCCCGATTTCTTGAGGATCAAGGTCGCCCAGGCCTCGATGTCGTCGACCGGCAGCACCCCGGTGGCGCCCCAGGTCTCCCCGGTGCCGAGTGTGATGCTCAGCCCGGAATCGCGCTGGAAATCGACGACCGTCGTCGGATAGCCGTCGCCGGAGACGGTGACCTTGCCGGCCGCGAGCGCCGAGGCCGCCATCCATTCCAGGCGGCGGTTGAGCATGTCGACCTGGTCGGCCATCTCGAACATGAGGTTGGCCTGCTCGCGCTCGGCCGCGCTCATCTCGCCGCCGATGCGCTCGCCGATCTGGCGCCGCACCGGACGGCGCAGATCGAGCGCCCGCTTGTCCTTGATGTAGGCGGGCTTGAACACGTTGGTCTGGATCTTGCGGCCTTCCACCAGCTTGCCGGCGACGAGCGGCGAGACGAACGGCGACATGCGGCGCTTGCCGACGTCGACGTCGATCGCCACGAATTCGTCATCGGAGGTGACGATGCCGGGGAAGAACGTGTCGAGCAGGAAGTTCTGCGCGAGCTTGAGGTTGGGCACGGTTTGCACCAATACGATCGTGTCGAAAATGTCCATGGGATCCTCTTGGGATGTTCACCGCGCGCGGCGGCGAGCGTTGCGATTGCGGCTCGCGCCGCGGCGGAGAGCGAGCGTCAGCTCGGATCGGCGGCCGAGACGGCGTCACGGACATGGAGGCCGAGCGGGCGCAGCACCGGCGTGAGGGTGGCCGCGGTCCAGCTCGCGTCCATGATCAGCTTGTTGGCGTTGAACTCGCCGGTCAGGTAGACGGCGCAGAGCACGTCGGCGTCGGAGGCGTCGGCGTCGTCGGCCAGGATGGCCGAGGGCGCTTCCGAGCCGTCGACCGCCGTCGTCACGGATTTGAGATACTTGCGCGAGCCCGCCGCGACGGTGACCAGGAAGCTGTCGCCGACGACGAAATCGGGGGTGCCGTCCGCGATCGCGAACTTGATCTGGTCCGCGAAGGTCGCGCCGATGGCGACGTCGCCCAGCACATCGCCCTTGGGATCGGTGACGCGGAAAATGCCGCCGGCGGTCACCGCGGTGATGCACTCGACCGCGTAGACGCCCGGTTGGGCGTTGGCGAGCACCGGGGTGGTCGGGGCGACCGTGAGCGCGCCGCCGCCGGTGTTGCCGGTCACCGCCGCCGCCGTGGCGGTGCCCTTGGTGATCTGGCCCAGCACGGTGCCGCGCTTCAACGCGGCCGAGTGCATGAGGGTGATCGACTGGCCGGTGACGAGGGGGAACCGCCCGGCGATGAGCTGGTCGGGGCTGTAGACTTCCTGCGAGGCGCTCGGCACCGCGGGGTTGTTGGTCGTGTCCGTCATGTGGACCTCCTGCATGATCCCCGCGCGCGGCGGAGAGGGTTACGGGCGGCCGGAGCCGCGCGCGGATGAAACGACGCGGTTACTTCTTCGCGGGGGTGCCGAGAGCCTTCTCATAGGCGCCGACCATCCCGGCGGCGAGGGCCTCGGGCGAGCCGGCGGCGGGGGCGCCGCGGTCGCTGCCGACGTTCGGGGTCTCGACCCGGCCCATGCGCTCGGCGAGGCGGGCGCGCGGCGTGATCATCCCGACGACCGTGGTGCCGGCGGCGACCTTGTCGAGCAGCGCCACCGCGGCCGCCGCCGTCATGTCGGTCTCGAAGGCGAGATGGGCGGCGAGATCGGGGCGCTTGCCGGCGGACCCGGCGGCGAAGATCGCCGCGCCGCGGGCGCGCTCGGCGGTGACGGCGCCCGCCGCGATCGCGGCGACGGCGGCATCCTGATCGTCGTCCGCGTCCTCGGCCTTGTCGTCGTCCTTGTCGTCTTCCGCCTTGTCGTCGTCGGTCTTGTCCTCGGCCTTCTTGTCCTCGTCCGTGTCGTCTTCAGCCTTATCGTCGTCCTTGTCGTCCTCGGCCTTCGCCGCGGCGGGCTTCAACGCCTTCGCGCCGCGGCCGAGCAGATGGGCGAAGCGGGTCGCGCCGCCCTCGGCGACCGGCCCGGGCCCGGCGACGTCCGCGCGGCCGAACAGCCGGGCGAGAGGTGAGGTCGTGGACATCAGGAGATTTCGCATGGGGAGCTCCTCCCTGTGGGTTTCAAAACGGCAGATCACAGCGTGTCGAGCAGGGCGCGGAACGCGGCGTCGGGCGGCAGCACGTCGTCGGCCAGACCGGCCGCGACGCCCGCGGCGCCCTGGAAGGTCGCCGCCTGCAGGGCGCGAACGGCGTTCGCGGCCAGGGCGCGGTGACGCGCCACGGTGTCGAAGAAGATCGCGGCCGAGGCGTCGACGTCGCGCTGGATCGCGTCCAGCTCCTCGCCGCTCAACGCCTTGGCCGGATGGCCGTCCGCCTTGCGCGCGCCCGAGGCGACGATGGCGACCTTGATGCCGTCGGCGGCGAGCGCCTTGGTGAAGTCGATGCGCAGCGCCATGACGCCGATCGAGCCGGTGCCGCCGGTGCGCGGCACGACGACGCGGTCGGCCGCGCTGGCGAGCGCATAGGCCGCCGAATAGGCGCTTTCGTCGAGCACGGCCCAGATCGGCTTGTCGCCGCGACAGGCGAAGATCGTGTCGGCCAGGTCGAAGCAGCCCGCGACCTCGCCGCCCGGCGAATCGATGTCGAGCAGGAGGGCGCGGACCTGGGGATCGGCCAGCGCGGTGAGCAGGTTCTGGCGGATGCCGTCGTAGCCGGTCATGCCGCTGGAGGGCCGCAGCGTGCCGAGCTTCTGGACCAGGGTGCCCTCGATCGGCACCACGGCGACGCCCGCGACCACGTCGTAGCCGCGCTCGGCCGAGGCGGCGCGGTCGCGGCGCTCGTCGGGATCGAAGGCGAGCGCGTGGCGCGCCAGCGCGACCTCGAGTCCGTCGGCGCGGAACAGATGGGCGATGCCGAGGCGATCGGCGAGCGCCGCCATGACGATCTCCGCCTTCTGCGGATGGATCGCGAGCGGCACGTTGAACAGGCGCTGGGCGAGGTGGGGAAAGCGCATCAAACGGCCTGCGGCTTCGGCGGCGTCGCCGGCGCCGCGCTCGGGCCCGGCCCCGCCTTGGATTGCATGCTCGCCCAGCGAGGCACCTCGAGGCCGCGGTCCTTGAAGGCCTGGACCTCGAGCTTGCGCTGGTCGAGGACCTCCTCCCAATCGGCGCCGACGTTCTCCGCGACCTCGTCCTCGAGCGTCGACAGCCCGGCGTCCATGCCGAGCACGGCGCCCTGCTTCTCCGCCACCGGATCGATCCAGCCGCGGCCGGGACCGAGCCAGCGCACCCGCGCGTAGGCGGTGCGGCATTCCTCGAACGGCGGCGCGCCGGCGGGCAGCGGCAGGGCGTCGAATTCCATCTGCTCCTCGAGCTGCGCGACGTAGATCGGATGGCAGTAGCCGCCCGCGAAATCGAGACGGCGGCGATGGATGGTCTTCCACGCCTCGAGCAGCGCGCCGCGGGCGGAGGAATAGTTCACGTCGGCCCAGTTGTTGGAGACCTGCTGGGCCGACAGCCCGGTGCCGGCGGCGAAATTGCGCAGCACCGCGGCCTCGAAGGCCTCGAAGTTGGACGTCGGGCGCGTGGCCGCGACGGGGTTGATCTTCTCGCCCGGGAACAGGATCGGCAGGCGCACCCCGCCGAGGGCCATGCGGCGCTCGTCGTGAAACTTCTTTCGGTCGTTCTGATACCGGTTGATCTGGTCGCCGCCGAGGGCCTCGACCATGAGCGACGGATCGAACGGGCTCTCGACGTAGGCGGCGAAGATCGCGTTGACGATCGCCGAGTCGAGCTCGACGGCGTCGTACTTCGCCAGCATCTTGAGCCGCTCGACGACGGGCGTCAGCACGCCGGCGCCGCCGCGGTGGGTGTCGGCGCGGGGATGGTCGAAGTCGTGCACCACGACGGGCCGGCCCCAGTCGGTCTCGCGCGGCACGCGGTCCCAGGTCAGCGAGGCGGCGGCGGAGTACCAGTCGCCCTGGTGGGCGCGCCGGATCCAATAGCCGACGGCGGCGCCGTCGGCGTCGATCTCGACGCCGCCGCGCATCGTCATCGTATCGAAGCGGAGCTGCGGATTCGACAGCCGGTCCGGATCGAGCACCTTCACCGCGGTCGCGTAGCGCGCCCGGCCGATGCCGACGCGCTCGGGGCGCCAGTACAGGATGGCGAGGGCGTCGCCGTCGACGATCTTGTGGCGAAAGCCGAGGGCGAAGATCTGCGGCATGGTGAGCGCGCGCTGCGCGTCGCACCACCGGCCGGGATCGTTCGCCCAGGTGCGCCAGTTCGCGGCGACGGCCTTGCCGAACTCGTCGGCCCAGGTGGCGTCGAAGGCGGCCACGCCGCTGTACTGGGCGAGCGCCCGATAATCGGGCTTCGGCACCGGACGGAAATTCGGCCCGATGGCGTTGTCGAGCAGGCGGGTGACGGCGCCCGAGGCCCAGCCGTCGTTGCGCGCCAGGTCGCGCGCGCGCGACACGATGCGGTCGCGGTAGACATTCAGCTCGCCGTCGGCGGACCAGAGATACGGCCGCCAGCCCGACAAATGCTCGTTGTAGATCCCCGCCGCGTCGTAGGGCGCGCGATCGTCGCCGCCGGCGAGCGCCAGCGCGCGCGCGCGCGACGGCAGCAGCGCCTGGCCATCGGGACCGTAGAGCGTGACGGCGGAGGGGGTCATGTGTAACGGAACCTCACGGGAGACCGGCTGTGGGCGATCAGCCCGAGCGCGGCTTGCAGCTCGCGGATGTGCTCCTCGAGCGCCGGGGTGTTGGCGGGGGTGTAGGTGACGGCCTTGGCCCCGTCGCCCTGGGTGTAGGAGTAGGACTGGCCCTGCGCGCCGGTCTTGAGATCGTGCAGCGCCTGCTGCGATTCGGCCAGCCAGCGCTGCAGCAGGGTCGTCTCGATGCCGAAGAAAATGCCCGGACGGGTGCACGCGGCCATGATCAGGCGAGCCGCGACGCGAGGGATTGAGTATCCGCCGGGCGCCCGCTGGCGCTCGCCGGCGGCGGCGAGGACGGCGGCGCGGCCGACCGAGGGGTCGAAGCCGTGTCGCCGTCCCGCCCCTCCCCGGAGCCCGGCCGCGGGTCGAGGGTGACGATCATCGGGTTGGCGTCCCAGGCCGCCGCCCAGGACGGCGGCGATTCCCAATCGAAATGCGGCGAGGCCAGCCCGTGCAGGTGCGCCAGAACATGGGACATGACCATGAGATCGAGCGCCTCGTTGCGCGCCGCGGGCTGGATCTTCTCCCAGCGCCCCGCCTTGGTCTTCTGCTCGGCGACGAGCTGCTCGAACCAGGCGTGCGGCGGCTCCTTGGACTTGAACGCCGCGGGGACATGGACGTACCAGGGACCGGGCGCGGCGCGCTTGAGCTGGCCGTTGAGCCCGTCCTTGAACAGATTGGGGTTGAAGCGGGCCACCGGCACCTGGCCGCCGCCGGCGAGGCGGTTGCCCTTGCGCGCCGTGTCCGGATAGACGACCGACAGCAGCGGCGCATGCAGCCCGGGCGCACCCTGCAGCGGGATCACGTTGAAGGTGTCGCGGCCGGAGATCGCGCCGAGGAAGCGCACGCGCGTCTTGGCCCGCCAGCGCGACCAGGCGGCGTAGGCT